TAGAATCTCCTTCATAAGGCATTAAGGGTTTTATATAATTTTTTTCTGCAAAGTAATTACCTAAATCTATAGATAGTTGTTCTTCACTTTCATGATTACCTAATAATTCAGATGTAAAGCCTTCTTTAGGTAAAGCATTATGTATAATATTACCCCAAATATTAATTGCTCCAGTATCTATATAATATCTAGTTGTAAGTTCTTTAGAAGTGTATGCTTGATCTGATATTGTATCTACAAGTAATACTATTTCATTTACTAAAGGATAACGTTTTACTGAATTAAAAAGGGGTTTTGCATATAATAATGCTTCATTATTACTACGATCTATTAACTCATAAGCAATGGTTCCTACAGATCTATAGGGATTCTTATTTAACTTTTTAGCTAAATTAGAACTAGGATCTAAAACTATATCTTTAACTCTTGCAGGTATTAAATCCCTTTCATCACGTTTTTTATGAAACAATCCCATTATTTTGGTTCTTTTAATTGTTTTGGTTTTTCAACACTTTTTGAAATTTCTTCAGCTGCTTGTTGAAGTTGTTCCATTTCTTCTTCAGTTAACATACCCCCATCCCCTGTACTAGCATTTCCTGTAGATAAACGTTGTACTATAGCAGCCATTTTTATTAGCTGGTCGTCATTTTTAACACTAATTTCCATATATTCTTTAATTAAGGGTACTACTACTGTAGCATCTCCTAAACTAGTAATAAGAGGACGTAATTCAGCTATCAAAGAAGCTAATTGTTTTGATTTTTTGTTTTGATTTTTATGTATTTCTTTTAATAAATCGGAGAACGATTTATCATCAAATATTACTTGGTTTAATGAATCCATATTATATTTTTATAATAAATATAGAAAATCAAATTTTTATGTACCCGTTTTTACGATATTCTTCAAACAGTTTATGATATAATTTTTTTAAATGTTTTGTTACTTTTGTAATTACGGGAGTATCTACATTTGTAATTTCACGAATATAAATATAAAGAGCCTTTTTATTAAATATTTCTAAGTTTTCTCTTCGTTTAAAAAGAATATTTACAGCGTCACATACTCTTCTATCTTTATCTTTTTTAAATAATGTAAACATGTGTTTATCTATATATTCCGTAAAATAATCTATAAAATCTTTTAAATCTTTTTTTCTATCATCTCTACCTAATTGATGTATAACTCCATGATCTTCATCAGCAGCCATTACATCTGTTGTTATTTTTTTCTTTTTATAATTGTTATTATTATAAAGTATAAGATAATTTTTACCTACAATTGAAAAATATGAAAATGCTTTAGATCCTTTAGTAGGATCAAAATAATCTAATTTTTCTAACAAAAAACACATTACTTCATGTTTTAAATCTTCTAAATTATCTACTTCTGTATAGTAAAATTTAAATGTATGTATTAGATTTTCTGCTAATTTATATAAAGCGTAATATATTCTTCCATTAAATATTCTATCTCGTTCATCTTGATTTGTAGAAGCTAAATATTCAGCTATTGCTGCTTCAGTGTCTTCTGTAAAGTATCTTTTTTTAGTTCTTTTTCTTCCTCTTTTTTTTTTAGGTGGAGGGATAGAGTTTGCTTCCAGTTTAATTTTGGCTTGACTTGTCATATTTTTATTTAAGAGTAAATTCGTTTAAAGCGTCTTGCATTTTTTTAATTTCATCAAAAAACCATCCTATTTCGTCATCTGCACTAAAAATGCCTTTATTATCTATATCTTTAATTCTTTTATTACATTCGTTCACAGCATCACTTTGTGTAGTAATAAAATCTTCTAGTTTTTCATTTTTAATAAGTAAATTTCTAAGTGCAAACACCATTGATGTTACAAGTATACTAAGTATTATTGTTGATATTATCCATCCCATAATTAATCTTTAAAAAAAGAATCTATAACATCCAAAGTAGCGTTAGATAGATTCGGGTTATTTTTAGTGTTTATTTTTTTAGCCATTCTCATTGTTTTATCCCCTTTAGTACCATTTTTAGGTTTTCCTTGTTTAGGAACGGCATCTGTTGCATTATTCCATATTTCATATTCAATTTGAGCTGCCATATGGTCTGCTTGATGCATAAGTAAAGGTAAATGTGATCTTAATTTTGTTTCTTTCATGCCTGACATAAAGTAAAACTTATTAGAATCATCATATAAACCATCATGTATTTTAATACCGATAAATTCGTTTTGAGTTACCTTAACACCGATTTCCTGTAGTAGGAATAAAGATCGTTCTGGTATTTTCATAGCAGGAATATCGGTATTGAATTTATAAATTTGACCTAATTTATCAATATGCCATTGTGAATCATTTGGTTGATAATATTCACCTTCTTGTTGACCCATCTTGCCTAAATCATGGAATAAAGCGACGAAATGCATTTCTTCAATTGTATATGTGGATATATCACCTCCCATTTTTTTCCACGTTTTATATAATTCATTTGCACAATCATATACACGTAATACATGATCAACATAACCACCTGCAAATGCAGAATGATGCCAATTTTTAGCCGCGGCAGGCATCATCATTATTCTTTCATCGAATTTTTCTAAAAAAGGAATAAGTATGTCTATTCTTTCTTTAGATATATTTGCTCTTATTTCATTAAGATAACGTTCCCAATTTGATTGGATTTTTTCTGCTGATAACATAACCTATTTTTTTTTAAAGTGCTCCTGTTTGAGATGTTCCTCTTGCTCCTAATCCACCACTTCCTGGGCCACCTGCTACAGTAATTATATTTTGTAATTCATCATAAGCATCTTTAAGAGGACCTTTTTCCATATATTCTAATGCTTCTCTTTGCTTACCTTCTTTAATTAATCTATTAAGACCTAGTAATCTTTGATCTAATCTTTCTAGAGCTACTTGTACTTGTCGTGCGTATTTCATATTTTAATTATTTTTTATAAATAATATATAATAAAAGAGAATCTAAAAACCAAATTTTTTTATTAAGGTTTTGAAAGGGATGGGTCTAGTTGATGGGTTGCTATATTATTTGATTTAATTTTTCCCGCATCCACTAAAGCATCTGCTTCTTCTGGGGTAAAATGAAAATAATTACCAAAATTTTTACCAACATTACTATTCAAAAATATAAGGTGGTCTATATCGTGGTTTTGAGTATATTGAAGTATTAAATTTTTAAAAAAAGCTGATTTAATTTCATCTCCATTTGATAAAATATCTTTAGTAAAATATTTTACAGCATTTCCTCCTGGATGAGCAGTTTCTTCAAAATCAATCACTGCTTTAAGTAATTCATCTAAATTTATATCTTCTTCATTTGCTAAATTAGGGATTAAAGAATATAACATTGCATCGGATTTATCATATTTTGTGGCTAACTGTCCAAGAGGTGTTTTTTCAAATCCTGTAAATTTTCTATCTCTTCCACCTAACCTAGCATTAGAACCTTTTACTTCTAAAGATTTACCATTCCAATTTAAATCACCAGCACCCGCAGCTGCCATTTCTACATCACCACATAGTGCTGCTAATGCCATTTCTCCTTTACCTACCCCTCTACCTGATTCTGCTCCTTTGAAATCGAATAATTTAACTAAAGAATCTTGAGATATATCTATATCTTGAAACACATCTATTAAATTACCTTCAGGAGGTAAATCACTAAAATTTAAGGGATTTTTTGCGTATTTTGAATATGCAGGTAAATCATCATTACTTGTAAGTATATCTAAAATATCTTTAGGAGCATTACTTGTATCTATTGTTTTAGATGTAATATTAGCACTTTTAGATAAATCATCATCCCAATTTTTAGAAGCGGGCATGTTTAAAATAAGTTGTTTGATTTTTTTTAAAGCTTTTTCGTCATCTTTGATATTATCTAAAAGAGATATAATATCATCAACAGATACTTTTTCATCTGGTTTATCATCAGGTGAATAAGGTTCAGTATCTACTTTTTCTTCATCAGAACCTTTAGGGGAATCTTCTAAACCTTCTATTTCAGATATAATTTGACTAGAAGGCAAATTAAGTTTATCTAAAATTTCACGAAGTATAGAGAGATCAGAAGGATTATCCACTGATGGATAACCCCTTTCTGACCTGTAAGACCATTCTAATAATAACTCGTCAAGAGTCATGTTTTACTTTTTAATGTTAGCTAATTTTTTGAAACGTTCTTGAAGTAATCTATTAGCAGTTCTATTTTTTACTTTATTAATAGATTCGTTCATTTTTTTCTTATTTTCATACATCCCCATTCCTGCATTTAAGGAATCCATTCCTACTGGTGCTTTTGGTGATGCCATAGGTGCTGCAGGCATATCATTAGGAGCGCCCATATCATCTTTTTTATCTTGATCATCTCCTTCAAAGAAATCTTTTAACATATCATAAATTGCTTTTAAAGTTTCTTCTGGATTTTCTTCTCCATCTAAATCTAAATCATTTCCTCCGGCTTTTACCTTAGGAGCTGATGCTTTTTTAGGTTTATCATCACCACCTTTATCATCTCCTTTTGGTTTATCATCACCACCTTTATCATCTCCTTTAGGAGCATCATCTTTTGGAGCATCATCTTTTGGTTTATCATCTTTTTTTTCTTCATCTTCTTGTTCTGACATATATTTATTATATTCTTCAGCAACGAGAGATTTTAATTCTTGTAAATTCATTTCTTTTTACTTTTAAATTATTATTAGGTTTTAGTCTTAAAATTCAACCCCAAAATTTATTATTATTAATCTAAACTTAATTCTGGGGTTCCATTTAAGTTCAAATAGAGTTAATACTCCAAATCTTAATGTTAAGTCCACAATATTTTTTTTATTGCCTTCTCTCCAACTATTTATCCAATTCATAACTATTTAATTTAATTATTATAATTTTAATCCATTTGAAAGCCCTTCTAAATAAGCAGCTTTTGCAATTTCATAATATGTTTTTACCCCCATTGCTCCTTCTCTTAACGATATTCCATTTTCTTTTATTATTTCTAAAAGTTTAATATGTTGTTCTCGAGTCATTCCTGTAGCAGCAACTTCGTTTCTTTGTTTTCTTTTTTCTAATAAATCTGCTTGTTCTTCTTTTTCTAATTCTTTTAATCTAGCACCTAAAAGTTTAATAGTATCAGGTAATTTTTCCCCATATATTAAATCTAATGAAACATTATTACCTTTTCCATCTTCACCAAAAGTTTTTACATGTTTTTCTAATGATTTTAAAAACTTTTCATTTGATGTTTGAAGTAAATTATTATAATCATCAACTCCTCCATCTTGTCCTTTATATTTATTTTTATAAGTATCAAGCAATTCATCTTTTTTAGCAAGAATACTTTCTGGAGCAGGATCATCTTCTGTATGTTCGCTTTCTTTTCCTTTTTTACCTCTATAAAGTAAATCTTTAATTGCTTCTTTTTCTAAGTCAAATCTATTACCTCCTTTAGCTGATTTTTTAGCAGCTTTAGTAGCCGCTTTATCTGCTTTTTCTACATCGGCATCAAATTCTTCTTCTTGTTCTTTAAGAACTCCTCTTATTTCTCTTTTAATAGCTTCTTTAAGTTCTTTCATTTTATCATCTTTGAAATTAGTTTTTTTAGATTTTGAAAATTTTTCATCTACAACAGGTTGCATCTTATTTAAATCATAATGATCATTAAGCCAAGATTTAAAATTTTTTCCCTCAATTTTACTCGCATGATTCATTCCTGATTCAAATTGAATTAAACCAGAATAATAAGCAGGATGGAAATCTAAATTTTTTAAAACACTTTCAGTCGCTTTTTCTCTTTCTTCAAGAGTTGATTCTGCTAATCTCATACACCCCATTGATGTTAATTCATAATCCATACCTTTTCTAAATTCATGTGGATTAAAATTATCTAATCTATTACCATCTTTTTCATTAGATGATTTTGGAGTATACCCGTAAAGTTTATTATTAGCCATTTTTTATCGATATTATTCCCCAATAAATATAAAATGTTTTTAAAGGGCGTTATTGTTTTATAATTCTATTATTTATTATTTTATTATCTTTATTTATATTTAAATTATATATACCACTGGGTAGATTAGTCATATCTATTTGTCGTGTTTTTTCTTTTGAAATGATTAAATTTCCTACCACATCATATAATTTTATATCAATTTCTTGTGTGATATTAAGTATGTCACTTACAGGGTTAGGATATATTAATAACTCACCACTCATTTCTTCTAAATCAATAGGCCATCCTAAGTCACAATAATTATATAATTCAATACAATATGAATTCCAATCACCTGTACAACATTCAGTATCAATTGATATTACCCATTCAAAACATTCATTAGGTAACCAATATGGGACTCCTGGCCCTCCACTACATTCTGCATCATACTCACATGAACCATCATCTGTATTTACATTTGCATCATAGTTAAATGCATTAACATCAGTACATCCTATTAATATATCAATACAAGTTCCGTTATCCGTATTTGCTAATTCGTCATAATTGAAAGCATTTGAATCAGTACAACCATAAATCACTTCAATACAACTAAAGTCTTCAGTATTTGCATCTGCATTATAGTTAAATGCTGTTGAGTCTGTACAACCATAAATTACTGGTATACATGAATCGTTGTCTGTATTTGCTAATTCGTTATAATTAAATGCTGTTGGGTCCGTACAACCATAAATGTAATCTATACATGAAAAATCATCTACATTTGCTAATTCATTGTAGTTAATTGCTGCCGAATCTGTACAACCTTCTACTATTTCTATACATGAATTATTATCTATATTTGCTTCTGAATCGTAATTTAATGCTGTTGGGTCAGTACAACCATAAACAGTTAATATACATGATCCATCATCTGTATTTGCAAATGCATCATAATTAAAAGCAAATATGTTAGTACAACCTTCAATTA